TCAGAAATATCAATATTATTTCCTGGAGGGCTCATTCTCATTTTTGAAACACAAGGTAAATCTCCAGGTAAAGGTTTTCTGTAATTAGGTACAATGTTTGCATTTTTTCTCGTATCAGCGTCAGTATGGCCTATTTGAGTTCTTGTTTTAGATGGGTCTTTTACGTGTACCTTTCCAGAACTACCATAAAATATCTTTTCGTAAAGAGTCACATAATTATTTATTAAATGAGCACAAAAAAAAGCTAGGTAAAATTAATTACCTAGCTTCTAAATTATTTAAAATAAGGTTAGACTTTGAATAAATCTTCGCCTGGGTTACCTTTACCCTGCTTTAAGCTACCCTTGACAGCGGTTAATTTGCTAACAGCTGGACCAGGATTGTGCTCTTTACCGGTTTCAGGAGCTGGGACAGAACCCTTATCAGCTTTACCACCGCTAGCTTTAACATTACCAACTTGGTTGTTAGCTGTTGGGTTTGTGAACTGATGAGCAGCGCCAGTATTTAAAGCTTTTGGCTCTGGTTGACTGACAGCTTCCATGGAATCTTCATAACCTTCTTCATCGTAGTTATGTTCGTCAGCGTCTTCAATTTCTTCTTCACCTTCGACGTCAACGTCAACCTCTTCTTCCCCTTCATCGTCATCACCACCGGTTAATTCAGCGTGTAAGTCTTTTAAGGAGTCGATGATACCTTCGATTTTAGCAGCGACATCACCGTGATCTTCACCACCGACTTCATCTGCTTCACCGCCTAAATCGCCACCGGCTTCGATTTCGTCTTCCATACCGAAAGCGATATCTTCTTCACCCATGACATTTTCGAATAATTCGTCAAATTTGTTCTTTTTGGATTTCATAATGTTGGACTTTAAAATATTTATATTCTCCTGCACTTTTTTTCGAGCTTTTTTTCCCTTTTTATTATCTTTCTCAGCGTCTAGAGAATCGATAGGACCAGCCGGTTCAGGGATTTCAGTAACATCGGTATTAGCAGAGAAATGCTCGTCTTCCTCTGGCTCAATAAGATCCTTTTTAACCCTCGCGTCGCCTGTAATTTTGAAAGGTTCGAGAATCTTTTCGAAACCAGGAAATGATAAAACTTTATCTTCGGATAAATCTTTCATATTTAAGTTTTAATTATTTATTAGTTTGAGTAAGTATTTATATGAAGAATAACGAAAATTATTACCTCGGTAATAAAAATCTGCCTAAAATCGATGCAACTTACGAGTGGAAACCGGAGATGCTCAAGCATCTTAATAAGAGTAGACAAGACATTTTACATTTCGCGCAAAACTTTTTCTATATTATTAATCTAGATAAAGGTAAGCAGCTAATCAAATTACATGATTATCAATTAAGAGTATTAAAAGGTCTTATAGATAATAGGTTCGTAGCTTTATTAGCGTCTCGACAGACTGGTAAAACTACTTTAATGACAATATATGCCTTATGGATAGTATGTTTTCAGAAAGATCAACGTATTCTTATAGTAGCTAATAAAGAAAGAACTGCTATTAATATCTTTAAGAGAATTAGAACAGCATATGAGATGTTACCTAATTACATGAAGCCAGGTGTCAAGGAGTATGGTAAAACATCAATTACGTTAGAAAACGATTCCTCAATTGGTATTTCAACTACAAGCTCAGACGCTGGTCGTGGTGATTCTGTAAACGTGCTTATTCTTGACGAGCTTGCATTCGTTCCAGCTAATATAGCAGAAACTTTTTGGAAATCAGTTTATCCTATTATTTCTTCTTCTAAAAAGTCAAAAATATTCGTAGCCTCTACACCTAATGGTACTCAAAATCTTTTTTACGATTTATATCAAGGAGCTATACAAAAAAGAAATAACTGGGTAGCAGAAAGGGTAGATTGGTGGGAAGTACCTGGAAGAGATGAAGTATGGAAGCAAAATACTATTAGAGAAATAGGTAGTGAGGAAACATTTAACCAAGAATTTGGTAATCAATTTATTGAGGTAGGAGAGAGTAATCTTAACGAGCATCTATTTGAAGTTTTAAAAGGAGATTTAGAACAACCTAAATTTATTTTTGAAGAGGGTAAATACAAGCTTTGGGAAGCTCCTAATAAGTTATCTCTCTACGCTGTAGGGGTTGATGTAGCAGAAGGTGTTGGAGAAAATGCGAGCTGTATACAGATTTTAGATATAAGTGACCCTTCTAATATTGTGCAAGTGGGGGAATATAATGACACTCTTATAAACCCTTATGCTTTTACTACAAAATTAAGTCAAATTCTCAAACATTGGGGATCTCCTCCTGTTTTAATTGAAAGAAATAATCATGGTGGTCAAGTTTGCGATGTTTTAAGACACGAACTTCACTATCCCAAAATTGTAACTTGGGGTAAACAATCTAATACAGGTATCTTACATTGTGGTATGTATTCTCATACTAATACTAAATGGAAATCGGTTTCCAATATGAGGTATTGGGTAAATGAAAATAGAAGAGTAAAAATAAAAAATATTAACCTTCTCCAAGAACTTAGATCTTTTGTTAGGAGAAAAAATGGTACTTGGGGCGCGAAAGCTGGGGAGCTTGATGATAGAGTTATGAGTCTCGCTTGGGGGTTAATGATACTTGAAAAAGAAATTTGTGAAAAGTATTTTGAAGTTTTAGAATTTGACAGTAATAGAAAGCCTATAAAACTTGCTAGACCTTCTTATGATAATCCAGGAGAATTTTTGGATGAATACGGTCTTTTACAGAATAATAGAACTATAAAAAGCCCTGACGGAGAACAAGATTATAATGAAATGCCGATGTTTTTTATGAACGGTAATCAAATAGCTAATGAAGAATATGAAGATCTTTTATCAGACGGATGGGAGCCCGTTTTTACATAAATAATATTATGAACTTTGATGAATTATGTGAACAGCTTCTAGAAGCTTCTAGATGTACTGGGCCAACTAAAAAAGCGAGCAGTACTTCAAAGGGTAAAAAATGGATGAAGTGTGTAAAAAACCCAAGTGGTAAAGGTTACAAGAGAGTTCACTGGGGACAAAAGGGTGTTACTGTTAGTGGTAAGAGAAATACAAAAAGAAGAAAAAGCTTTAGGGCAAGACATAAATGTAGTTCTGCTAAACCAGGTACAGCAAGATATCAAGCATGTAAAGATTGGTAATTATGGCTTCTCCGGATATAAAAGAAAAGAGAAATTTTCTCAATCAAGCTCCGTTTAACAAAGCGAGAGTTGATAAATTTATACTTATCATGACAATGCCTGAGGCTTTAAGAGCCATTGATAAGAAATATGGTACGGAAACTCAATCAAAAATAGTTTCTGAAAAACTTGAGCTTTCTGTATGGGGATCTGTTGTCCCTAGTATACGAGTACCTCAAGTTGAAGTACCATTTAGTGGTCAAGTACCTCAAGCTTCCTCTTTTTCTAGACCTGTTTATGAGCCAGTAACAGTAAATTTTACAATTGATAGTGAGTTTTACAATTGGAATGTGATATGGAGATGGCTATCTTTGTTAAACGATCCTAAAAACTCTAATTTTGATGAACAAAATATTTCCGGAATAAAAATACCTGGTGGTGGAATAAAAAATCCATTAAAGCCTGAATTTATTCCTAAATACGCTACTGAATTTACATTAAAACCTTTAAATGAGTATAATCAAATAATAGGGGATTTTGTTTTTACTAACGCTTTCCCTACCTCCCTTCAAGGAGTAGAGTTTAATTATCAAAGATCTGACGAGATTACTTCAGGTTTTACTTTTGCTTTCAGTCAACTATTTTTTAATGTTATTACTTAAAATATATTCTTTAAAAATCATAAATATTTAAAACATATGCCAACTCAAACTATATTAAGTCCAGGTGTTCAGATAAATGAAATCGATTTATCTCTAAGAGCCGTAGTGCCTAATGGTACAAACGTTTTAGTATTGGGATTTGCTCAGCAAGGTCCAATAGAAGAGGTTTTTGAGATACCAGATATTCAGACTTTTGAAACAATTTACGGTATGCCTACAAATGCTGCCGAAAGATATTTTTATTATTCGACCAGAGGTGTTTTAGACGGTGGTGGTAGACCAATCGTTTCCAGACTACCTTATGGTAGTGGGGAAGGTACAGGTTCAACTGACCGTACCTATAGCTGTTTAGCTTACCCAGCTATACCAGTAGGAAATTCAATTAAAGCTATTTCTGCAGAGTTTAGCGGAGATAGAACAAGCCATTATACTTTTTCTGACGAGCTCTCAGGATACGTTTTTGGAGCTCCAGTAGCTATAGAATTGACAGAAGAACAATATAATAGTTTAGAACAAAACGATATTCAATGGGTTGATGGTGGGGGTAATACAGAATTAGTTTCCATTCATTCTAATGATTGGTTTTCTGCCGGTTTTACCGATTTAGGTAAAGCAGCTGTTATTGTATTAAATAAATTTAAATCAACCTTTGATGCAAAATCACTTGAAGGTTATGTATTAGGTATCTCAGACAGTTTTGATGCCGATCCTTCTTCTGATTTCACAAGTGTAAAAGCAATTAAGTATTCTGCTCAAGGAACAACAGTTGCTCATCCAGAACATGATTCCTATAGCATACCTGCTTCAAGGCTTAATTTTAATTTAACATCAACCTCTACTGATAACAAAGCATCTCTTTCAAGAGATTTAGAAACCCAAGGTAGTGATATTGAATTATATCAAGCATCTTTTATTGATTCAATTAGCATAGGTGTTTATAAATTAAGACAATCCTTATATACACCAGAAGCAACTACTCTTGATTTCACAGTACCTGACGGTTATGTAGGATCAATTAATAGCTATAGAAAAGTACAAGATAGAAATGGTGGACCTTCAAGAGGGTTTTTCGTAGGTGATATTGAAGATAACTCAACTTATATTCAGGTATTAGTCAATCCTTTTATCAGTACAACAGGAGGGGATTGGACTAACGAATATGGTAAACCAAATAAATACGTTATTACATATCACGGCCCTAGTGATACCGAAAGTAAGTTTGTAGCAGTTACAGCTAACCCAACTTATGTAAATACTCCTTTATATCAAACTAACCCTTATAATATAGAAGTTTATAACCCGGTATTAAGTTCCGTTACAGTAAATTGGTTTGATTATGATAATAGCCCTGCATTTACACCTGCTGCAAATTACGGTTTAGGTGGTATTCCAGGCATTGATGATGGAACTTCCGAAGTGGGTACCTTAACTGCTAATATTGCTCTCTCAGGTTTACCAGCACTTACTGCTCAAGTTGTTGCTTATAATGATGATCCAGCAAATTCGGTACTAACTACTACCTTATTTGGGGATTTATCTTCAGCATATAGAAGCCTATCAGAAGCTACTTATACAGGTTATTTTGAACCTAACCCTATAACTAACCCTAACTTTGATAGTTTTACAAGCTTGTTATCAACAACATTACCTCCGTTAGATGCAGCATACAGCTATGGTGTTACTGAAGTTAATAAAGCGGGTAGTGATTTAACTAGCTCTAAAGTAGCTGTTGGTAATATTCCAGGAAAAATTGATAGAGTATTCCAGACAATTGATGATGTTGATGCATTAAGAATTGATCTTTCTGTAGAAGCTGGTTTGGGTACTATTTACGCTCAGTGTAATACTCTTAATTTAAGTAGTTTTGAGGATAACATTAAGTTTGACATAGGTAGTACTACAGATTCTACTGGATTCTATAGAACTAATGGTGAACTTGATACTGATAACTTACAAACACAGTATCTAGGTGGTCAATCAGCTACCTATAAGGCTCAAACTGTTAAAGATAATTACAACGGAGTTTATACCCAGTTCGAGACATTTGCAAGATCTATAAGAAAAGATCATATGTTTATTGCTGATCCTTTAAGACCATTTGTCATTGAAGGTGCAAATACGAAGATTCTTTCTAATAAGTCCAACACATTTGTTCAACATGTCTATACTCCAATTAAAAACTTATACGATGTAGTAAGTACAAGTTATGCAGCAGTTTATGCTAATTGGGCTAAACTAATAGACCTTACAGACGGTCAACCAAAATGGGTTCCGTTTTCCGGATTACTTGCTGGTATGATGGCAGCCGATGATGCGAACTTCGCGCCGTGGTATGCTCCAGCAGGGTTTACAAGAGGTAAGATTCCTTCTCCGTTACTTGACATAGCAGTAAGCCCAAGTCAAAGAAACAGAGATTCTGTTTACAAGATCGGTGTTAATCCGATTACTAAATTCCCTAACGACGGGATTACAGTATTCGGTCAGAAGACACAATTGTCAACACCTTCTGCATTCGATAGAATCAATGTACGTAGACTATTCTTATATCTAGAAAAGATTACAAGAAGTACAATGAAGTATTTCGTATTTGAACCAAATACAGTCTTTACCAGAACAAGAGTTGTTAACGTATTGCGACCACAATTCGAAATCGTAAAGAATAATCAAGGTATGTATGATTATCTCATTGTTTGCGACGAGAGAAACAACACTCCTGAAGTTATAGATCAAAATCAGTTAATTGTAGATATCTACATTAAACCGACAAGAGCGGCTGAGTTTATTCTTGTTAATTTTTATGCAACAAGAACCGATCAAGACTTTAATGAGTTAATATAAATAATTAAAGAAAGGATTTAAAAACTTATGTCATTAAATATAACAGATTATTTCGAAGTAATGCAGCAGAGGGATTTCCTCCGCACAAATCAATATCGAGTTGCCGCCTTAACTTATAAAGGTATCAACTTAACGGAGCAAGATTTGGTCTATCTCAGAACTGGTGATATTCCAAGTAGAACCATTCAACAAGTAGATGTACCTTATATGGGTTTAAACTTTAAGGTACCAGGTACAGCGCAATATCAGGGTACGATGCAGTTAAGTTTTTACTGTGATCAGCCACAAATTATTCGCGGTATTTTTGAGCAAATGAGTTTTACTACATTTGATGATGATATCTCTGGTGGTCAGTACACAGTAGCTGGTAGTGATATATTAACGTTCCGTACGTTTAATCAAACATCTCCAGAAAGTACTACTACTGCATACTCCTTAATCGGTATTTTTCCTACTGAAGTTGGAACTATTCAGATGGATACAACATCAAATGGTACAGTAGCTAATTTTCAAGCTACTATTGCTTACCAATATTGGAGAAAAACTGCCGGTGGTGCAACCAGCGCTTTCGGATAAAAATAATTAACTTCTCGCAACTCCTGAGGGTAACCTCAGGAGTTTTTTTGTCTTAACGGGTATTTTGTTATAAATATTATTATATGGCAGATTTATTAGCCCAGCTTAATCCTAATGAAGGAGTAACTAATTCTAACGTTACCCCATTAATTGCTTCTATTCCTAACGGTACGAGTTTTGGAGATAGTATCTTAATGAACTCTATCGTATCCCCACACCCTAAATTTTTAGATACAATTTCAACCTACGCTGCTTCAATACCACTTAAAAACTTTTGGATAGCTGCTTTTAAAATACCAATGCTTATTGACGAAGCTAATCTTCGTAATTATAGTGAGTTTTTTGATCAAAATAATAAAGCAAAAGACGTATTAGGTTCGGAAAGGTTTATAAGTCCTAATAATTTAGGTGTTGTTTTTTGCAGGTCAGTTAATTTTGTTGGTGAAAAAAATGAAGCTGATGCCCTCCAAGTACAAACAAGAGGTTTTAGAACATCGCCTATAGCAGGCTATAGATCTGGTAATTTTTTAAATTCCTTAACTCTTAATTTTTACGAATCTACAATAAGTTTTATTGATCATATTATAAGACCGTGGACAGTGCTAATGTCTTATTACTCTACGATTACAAGAAATCCTAAAGAAGTAATACCAATGAACATAAACGGAGCTGCAACAGAAATAAATGCTCTTCAAGCTACTCAAGATTTAAGACAAGATATATATTGTTTTATTTTTTCAAGAGCTGGCTCTGCTCCTAACCAAGAAACAAGAAATGCTGTTGCTCATAATAATGGTGCAATTACCACTTATAATTTACCGCCAAAGTTAAGAAAAACTTTAATCTTTAAAAATTGTTTCCCATCAACATTCGGTAATCTAAGTTATTCTCATAATACAAGAAATAATGAAATTGAAGCTGTAGATACAACATTTTCTTATAGTAATTATGAAGTGCATTTAGGTTCCACGTTTTTTGATGTTAATCCTACCCCTATAGAACCAATTCCTAATAATACTCCAGTTAGGCAACCTCAGCCTCAAGCTCCACAGGCCCCTCAGCCTGGGATATCAATTGGAGAAGATAGAACACCTAACCCTCCTACGACTAGACCGGGTGTTAATATAAGCCCAACTCAACAAATAGATAAAGTTCAGCAAGATTTCGTTAGAGGTCTTCAAATAGGGTAGAAATTAAAACTTTCCTTTATAAATAGTATGTGTCTTACTATTCTTTAAGTCTACCAACAAGACAAGAAACTATTTTATCTAAAACTTTTAATGTCGAAGATATATTAGATATAAACTATTTAATAAACAACTTAGACATTCCCGGGTTAGATCTTTTTACAGAAAAGAAATTTAAAGAATATACCGACATAGAATATAAATTAACTTCGTTTGATAAGTTTAGCTACTTATATTCTCAAAGAATATTTTCAATTTCAGAAAAGATGACGCTAAAATATAGCGAAGAACGAACTTTTACTCTTTCTTTACCAAAGCTTTATAACGATTTAATAATAAATGACTTCATTTTTAATAAAAAAATTAAATATAAAGATAAAGAATTTGAGATAAAATACCCGTTTTCTTTTAATGAAAAAGAAAAACTCTATGCATATACAGATGATAGTTTGAAAATACCAATTTCTGATTTACCAGCTAATTGCTACAAAGATATTATTAAATTTTATAATAAAAATAATTCTCTTATTAATCAAGAATATTTTAAACAAGTGTTTAATTTTGATTTTATTCTATCTAATGATGTGTTTTTAGAAACTCTTCAATTTATATTCCAAGAAAATGCTAATTCTATTTTCCAAAACTTTTTTACATTAATACATGACTATAACTACGATATCCAAAGTTTAAAAAAGTTTTCCATGAGAGAATTGTATTTACATATATTAGTTGTAAATAACTACAATAAAAATAAACAAAAAGAGAGAAAGAAGTATGAGCCAGGTCCTTAACTTAATTAAAAATAAACTTTTATTAGATTCCTTTTATATACCAACCCTTGATAAAGAAGTTAAGGGTTCAACATTTACTATTAATCAATATAATAATTTATTAGAAATATCAGCCGAAGACAATGAAACAAAAAAACTTAATTATGTTTTATATACGGATGATATTATTAAAAGTAATCTTGAATCTATTGAGGGTATAAGTTATTATGACAAGGTTTTTATTCTTCTTCAAATGAAACTTAGTCAGTCTTTAGAGCTTTTCGGTGTTAACAATGAGAAGTATAAAGAAACTCTTCGGAACAGGTGTAAAGAACAGGGTGAAACCACTTTTAAGACAAATTATACGTATAATGGTATTAGCATAGAATTAGGTCATAATAACCTAAAAAGAAGTATTGAGCTAAACCAGCAAATCTTAGTATCTGAAGATATAGAAGTGTCTAATTTACTGACCAGTGAAATTATAAGATCCATAACAAAAATTGAATTTGATGGTTCAGAAGTCGACTTAAACGATATTAAACCAGACGAACTTATAAGCTCATTACCCGCATCTTTTATGGAGACGTTTAATAAATTTAATGCTACAGTAGCAGATAATATTATTGGTCTTAATAAATTCGTTTATAGAAACGAAGAAATCTCCCTCTATCCCTCTCTTGATATCATGCTGTTATAATAAATAATAGTATGGAAAAAGAAATTCCAGTTTCTGTTACTAAGGCCCGAGAAATTAAACTCGCTAATGACGAACTTAATAAAATAAGAACCGTCATTAATGATTTTAATAATAATGTGGCGCAAACATTTGAAACAATCACTAGAGTTACAGAAAGTACAGTTAAAACTTTAGAAGAATTAAATAAAAAACAATCTAAAGCTGCTGAAGAATTAGACAGCAAAATAAAAAGTGCTTCTATGTCTAGTGAGGAAATAGATGCAGCATTAAAAGAATCAAAAAGACAAAAATATGAATTAGAGTACTTATCTCAAGAACTAGGAAAGAGTGTTGTTAAGCAGTCAAAATCTTTACAACAAAGAGAAATGGGTACAACCTTTACCAGAGAAACGAAAGGTGGGGGTAAAAGTATAGAAGAAATAGTTGATGTCTTAAAAGAACAGGTAAAAAACAATAGGGAATTTTTAGAAAACTTACAAGAAAAAACCGGTGAAACTATTTCTGGAGAGGATATAAAAGATTCTAACCAGGAATTATTTAAGAGTATCGGTTTAACATTAGAAAAATTTCAAGAAGATAAAAACGCAACTTATATTCAAAGAGAAGAAGCAAGAAGAGCAAAAGCTCAAGAAGACTTAAGCGCTGGTAACATCTTACCAGCAGCACTACTATAATGAGGGTGGTGGAAAGCTAGGAAGGGCTTTTGGCTATCTTAGAGATATCGCCAATAGTAAAAGAGTTAGAGATTTAGGTACGTCAGGATCAAACTATTTGTATGAGGATACTGCAAGTAAAAGAATAGAACAACAGAAAGAAATTAAAGTAGCTCAAGAAAATAAAAAAGCTGCTTCTGATTCATCTTTAAAAAGAATAGATGAGGCTCAAAGAAGAAGAGAAGCGGATAAAAGATCTGACTTAAAGGATGATTATGAAGCTAGTAAGCCTGAAACAGTTAAAGTTTCCGATCTCACCCCAGCTGCAATTTCAGACGTTGAAACTGGTTTCACTAACGCTATAGAAAAAACTTTATTACCTTTTCTTAAAGAAGATTTTCTAGATGGGTTAGCTAAAAAAGTTTCCGGCTTAGGATTAGCAGCAGGTGCTATGGCAATGGGTACGGGAGCTGATCAACCGCCTCAGGAAGAAGAAAGTAGTTGGTTTGATTGGTTTAACGGGAAAGATAAAAATAAAAATAAAAATAAAAAAGGTAAGGGTTGGTGGAAAAAAGCTAAAAATGCTGGTAAATGGGCATTAACTAAAGGTAAAAGTTTAGGTAGAGGTGCATGGAACTTAGGTAAAGGTGCCGCAAATTTAGCTCGCTCTGGAGCTTCTCAGATAGCCGCAGGGGCTTCCTGGCTTGGAGGTGGTATGTCTCAGGCTTTAGGAGCTTCTTCTTTAAGTTCAATTGGTACTGCAGGTTCAGCTGCTATAGCAGGAGCAGCTACATTAGCTGTCGGTACAGCCGCAGCAGGGGCAGCTATCGGTTATGGATTAGAAAAATACGGAGGTGTTGGTACAAAAACATTAGATGCTTTAGGGTATGGAGCCGATGAAGATGCGATGCAAGAAAATCAAGAGCAAACTAATGAAGCTCTTAAAAATATTAACGAAAAATATAAAGACGACCCTTTAAGAAAAAAAATAGCTACCTTATTGACACTAAAAGCGCAGCTAATACAGGACGGTACGCTGCTTGAAGGGGAAGATAAAGAATTTAATGAAAAACAAATTGCTAGAATAGAAGGTCAAATACAGAAAAAGAAAGCTGAGCTAAAAGAAAAAGAACAAGGGGGCGGTAAAAAAGAAGAACTAAAAAAAGAAACTGCTAACCTCGTTGAAAAGAACTTAACTGAAGCTGACTTAGAAGGGCCTCCAGCACCAGAAGGACCACCAGTACCTGAAGCTGCTCCAGAGGCTTCAGTTCCAGAACCTGTAGCTGAAAAACTAGGTGAGAAAAAACCAGAGGAAGAAATGTACGACCCAGAAGGGTTGTTAAAAGACGAAACTTTCCTTGAAAAGAAAGGTGCGTATGATGAATCAAAAGAAGGGTTAAAGTTAGATATTGACGTAAGCAAAATACCTTATGTTGAAGATCAAAAAGCTGCCTATACACGAGCATATACCAACTATCAAGCTAGTAAAGCAAAAGGTTTAAGTAATACGCAGTTACATGCTAGATTCCAAGCGATGCAAAGAGCAAAAAACAGTTGGCAATCTAGTGAACAAGCTTACCAACATCTTGCTGATAGAGGTATTGACCCGACAGAGATGAATATCAATCAGGTAAAACAAATTAGAAATATGGATGTACCTATATTCAACCAGGAAGGTGAACATAAAGATATTTCAAAATATGTATCAGAAGATAAACAAGAAGCTTATAAAAAATTCTTTGATGCAAGAAAAGATTTTGACGCGAATTATGAAATGTATGACGGGTCAGATTATGGAGATGATACCCCAAGACACTGGCAAACCCTACCAAATGCTCCAGTACTCTCTCAACCAAAAACTAAAGTCAATGAAGCAGATAACGTAAACAAAGATGAAAAACAACAAGAAAGTGTTAAGCCAGAGCTTAACGAGAATAACGCTTTGACTGCAGAAACAAATCAAAAATTAGATCAGTTAATAGGTATAATGACCGATAAAGAAATGGGCAACTATTCACCAATAGTAACACCGGGTGGGGGTCAAGCACCATCTTCAGAAGGAAAATCAAGTCAGTCAGTAAGTAGAGCTTATCAATTTAGAGCTCAGAACAGACCAGGTTTTTAGTTTTTTAATAAATATTTTATATGGCATTTAACACGGACAATAGTGCTAGTAGTACTAGATCACTTTTTAAAATAGAGATACCAGGCTGGGGTGAAGATGCTTTTAATGCAGCGACAGAAGCAGCCGGAGGATTTATTAGTAGTGCTTGGGATACTGTAACAGGTTTTTTTGGAGGGGGTAGTGAAGCTGAAACAGAACAAAGTAAAGCTAATAACGGTATAGCTACTATGGGAGGTTTATTAGGTCCTAATGGAAGAGCTCCTTTATTAACTCCCGGACAACCAACTATTGACGTGCATCAGAATTTCGCCTGGACTGCAAGTCAAGCTGATCCAGCGAGAGACAATTTACCATACGTACAAATAAAAGAAAAGGTTGTCAACAGATCTTCAAGACTGCAAAATTTAATGTATAATACGTTTGCTCTCTTACAAAGCCCTGCTGGACAAGCAGCTGGAGCCGCTGCAGGGGCTTATGGAGCGCAAAAAGCAGCATCTTATTTAACAAGAAATAAAACCTATAGTGGTAAAGCTGGTATAGTTGCTGGTGCTGCAGGTGCTATAGGCGGTTTTTTTGGAACAAGAGCAATAGCGAATAACGATTCTTTTATTTCCGGTGAAACCCATACCAATCAGTTAGCTCCTTACTCTGGTTTATATAGTACAGTACCAACAGGTTTTCAGTATAGACTACCTTTTGTAAAAGCTCAAGGCAATGTATCGAAAGATCTTAACACGAGCTGGCAATCAGATGATCAGGGTTTTAGTAACCTTGCAAGATCAGTAGGAGAGTTTAGTTCTGCGATGGGTGGTAAAGGCGGCTTTCTTAAAGGTTTTGGTGGTGGGGCTCAGGCTGCCGCGGATATGGCAGAAGGCCTTTCTCAAGCTAATGAAGGTCTTAAATATTTTTTTGCTGGCGCTTTTACAGAAAAAGCAAAATCTTATCAATATGGAAACAACAACAATACCTTTGATATTAATTTCTATCTTTTTAATAATATTAACTGGGCAAAAACAGTTGAAAACTGGCAGCTAGTCTTTCTTTTACAATATCAAAATTTACCTAACAGACTAAATCGTTTAATTCTTACCCCTCCCGTTATCTACGAAGTAACAGTACCTGGATATTTTTATAGCATGTATTCTTACATTAAAAATATAAGTGTAGATTTTCTAGGTTCTAATTTTCTTATTGATATGCCAGTAGAAATAATTGGTAATGGTGGTGGAGAAAGTGTAGGTAAAGCAAGCTCCGGTAAGAAATCATCATCTTCAAAAACAGATTTTAGAGTAACAGTACCTGAAGCTTATAGAGTAAAAATTTCTTTTGAAAATTTATTACCGGAAACTCAGAATTTATTCTACGAAGCAAATCGAAAATCTCAAATTTTTTAATATGGCTAATAAAATTACAGAAATAGGTTTGTATTACGATCAGATACCTAGAGCTCCCTCTATTGAATCTGTTTCTTACGAAAACTTTTTCAAACTTCATATCGTAGAGGAACAAACTGATAATAACGAAAGATTATTCTTTAATCTTTTAAGAAAAATAAACATTGTAGATAAATCTTCAGAGTTGAATCCTCAATATTTTGACACTTTTGTTATAGACGTTGATTTACCATGGGTTATTCTTAGTTATAATATATATAGCACTCTTAATCTCTGGTGGTTGTTATGTTTAGCTAATAACATTCAAGATCCAACTAAAAACCCAGAATTAGGTTCCTATATAAAAGTTATCAAACCAGAATACGTGGATCTTGTCGTTAATACTATTAAAAACCAACTAGTTTTATAATGCCTACTGACAATACATTACCAACAACTATAGTAACATATAATAATACTCAGTATATTTTTCAGCTTGTATTATTTAATGATAAATTTAGTGTTAATATTCCTGATAATATAGTAGATAGTATATATATTTCTGATAGTATATATAATGTTTTTAAGTCAATACAAATCACTATTATAAATTCGAGAAACGCTATAGATGTTTTTTCTAATTTTAGAAAAGGGGAAACTAATCAAATTATTGAAAATGTTTCTTATAATTTTTTAGGTGGTGGTAACGATATGTTTTATCTTCAACTTACACCTAAAACTCAAGATTCTGAAAATACAAGCCCTTCTGACGAGACAGAAAATTTTTCTTTACAATTTTCTTTAGTTATTTCAGATGAAGATGAAGTACTTGACGGTGACGGTGTTACAAAGAAACGTGTTTTTAGTTGTACCGATGTAAGAGAATATATTCTCAATACAGATAAAAAAGGATATTCAACTATTAATGAGCCAAATGTTTCTAAAAACCGTTATAGAGTTAGGCAAATTGATAACGATTTAAGAAGATCCTACACTGGAGACTTTATTAAATATCTTCTTAGCCAATCTTTAGAAGTAACCGAGCCAGCCTTTGCTGAGGATTGGGATAAAGGAAGTTCAGTTTTATTCTACACCTCTCCCCAAAATTATTCCGCTTATGATGATTTAGATTACATGTTATCTACTCATGTATCGGCTGTAAATAGAGATAATTGTTTGCTAAAATTCGAAAAAAATAGCGAATTTTCTCTAAGGCCATATTCTCAAATATTATCTCTTAATAGAGAAGGAGCTAATCCAGGAATTTTTTGGCAGGATATATTTACTTACCAAGATAATTTATCAAAAAAAGAAAAAGAAGCAGAAGATAATATATCTTCTGAGGATGATATACCAAAAGAAATTTCAGAATCTAACTCTGCTAAAAAATTATCTTTTGAAAATATTGTTGGTTTAGCAAATTTTCCAGATTTGCCTGATTATAACTTTCTTAATAGGACAGGTATTGATGGGGTAAAATATCTAAAATCTTATGCTGTTCATGCTTATGAATTAGGTACTAAACAATTTGAAATTTATCAATCTGAAAACAATATTGAAAGTACTCAAAAATATCTTAAAGAAAATTATATTAGCAAGTTTGGAGGTAAGCAACCTACAACCGCTCTTTTTATAGATGAAATTAGAAGGAGTAATATTAACTTCGAGTCGAGATTTTCCCTCCCCGATGATTTTAAAATTTATTATAAAGATGGTAGAAATAGAGCTTTACAAAAATATATCGATTCTTCTCCGAGTATAAGTTTTTCTGTAGAGGGTTTTACTCATAGAGAGAGCGCAAGATTTATGACCTTAGCAAAATCTCAGTTCGAAACTGAATCTGTTTTTGCGAATCTCTTTTCTGGAGAATGGTTAGTAACACAAATTGATAGTATTTTTAAAGACGGTAGTTATACCCAAATTATTACAGGTGTTAAACTTTATTACTACGATAAAATCACAAGTCCGTCAGAGGAGGATGGAAAAGATCTCTCTGATAAGATAAATAGAATTAACTCTTTATTCTAATGAGCGCAGATCCTAAAAATACTGGTATACCTTACGTTGTAAATCAAAATCTTTTCAACACATTAGATTTTTTTGTAGCAGCTAGTAATATGGATTCTTTGATTAAAAAATTTCCAAATGAAATTTGTTTAGCCTATCTTTATAATTATATTAAATCAACAAATGATCCTATAACTGGTCAAGCACAATTTTTTAACGCTATTAATAAAAATCTTCTTTCTTTAAAAGATAACCCTTTTTGTACAAAAAATAAATACGTCGAACAATATAATTTTATTAAAACTAATTTAGAGTTATCAGATGACGAGGAAGTAGCTTATGACACTTCTGGCAACAATATTACAAGAGTAAATGGAGATACAAACAAACTTGAAATTATGGTTTGGAATACCTTTGATCATAATTCAACAAGATGGGTAGAAATACTTGAAAATATTTCTTCTCAAGTTAATTCTATTTTAGGAGAAGTAAAAAATAACTACGGGGAAGCGGAAATGTCAGATGAATTCTGCCTTTTTTGGGTAGATGTATTTAATAGAAGTTCTCAGCAGGTAAAAGAAGAGTATTATAAAATTGATACAAGTTATGAGAGAGGTATTTTCCAGGAATTAAGTGATAGTATAAGGCTCTATACAAGGTATAAAGAGAATTATGATGTTGTTAACGGAACCTTAATGGATCCTTATTATGAAAATACTAATTTACTTCCTAGACACTACCCTTCTGTTATAGGAGATAAACTAGATGACGAATTTCAAAAACTAATTTTACTATTTTCTCAAAAGACTTCTTATGTACATCGCAATAATTTAAAGAGAAGTTATACACCACTAGCGTTTAAATTTCCTTCAACTACTTCTCACGGAGTTAATCTTATTACTGATGATAAATATTACGAAGATATAGGAAAAATAAATCCAACCCTTATAGGTTCAGTAGCGGATTACTTAAATTTAGGTTCAAGAATATTTGAATATAGAAGTTTGGTTGGACAGTCTACAAACGAACAGGAAATTACTAAGGCATTGTTTAATAAAGTAATTCAAGATTCAAGCGTAGAAATGGATTTTTGGCAACAAATTTATACAGATATACAAACTAATTATACAACAAAAAATGTTTTAGATTCTGTTAGTTAGCATCTTCTGATTCAACATCTATTACATCTTCTTTTTCTTCCATCATCATCTTCATAATGTCTTCCCTTGAAGCGAGCAGTTTCATTTTATGATCATTTGCTTGGAGTTGCTGTTTAGATTCAATGTCAAGTTGTTTTACTTCTTTAGCTGCTTGAGTTTTTTTATTCTGTAGGACTATTTTATTTAAAGTATCTAACGCGTTAGTAGATGCATTAACTAACTCTGAATAAGCAGCTATTTCATCAGGGCTTTGAATATGCTGTACCGCTCCTTCAAAGCTTTTTAAAATATTCATAGCCGAATTTACGACTTCACTACTATTTTTTAAAACAAATTCTTCAACATTATCCTTAGTAGCTATATCTTCACTTGAAGACGCTCTTTGAATATTAGATTGTTTATTAGTAGCCAGATCAGCTAAAAATTCATTCATAGCTTCATCGGTTATAGAATCTAAATGTTCGTCATTTTCTTCAGACATACAAATATTTAGCAAAATAGTTAAAAAATACAGTTGATTTGTTTTAATAAAGAACTTATCTTTAACTTATGAATGAACATAACGTTAATTATAGTTTTAGCAATTACCGAGAACCGGTTGTAGTTAAATTTCTTAAAACTGAGGATAATGCCATCCTTCCTCGTAAGGCTCACCCTGACCCTTTAACAGGAGATACTGGGTATGATCTTTTTGCTGTAAATGATACAGTTATTCCTGCTCGTAGTAGCGCAGTTGTACCAGTTGGTATTACTTTAGCTTATCTTACACCTGGTTATTGGTTTAGAATTGAACCTCGCTCCGGTCTTGGTTTTAAACACAGTCTCCAACCACATTTAGGGGTAATTGATAATCCTTATAGAGGGGATTTAGGGGTAAAGCTGTACAATTTTTCAGACACTGATGCAACTATTGAAGCTGGTAAAGCTTGCGCTCAATTTGCTTTGTATGAAATTGTTAACTCTACGGTTGAATGGACAGAAGAAATCTCAGAAACAGAAAGAGGAGAAAATGGATTCGGATCAACAGGAATGTAAAGAAATCTTAACCCTACAAGCTCAACTGATACAAGATTCAAATTATAGAGATGTTGAATTAGTTGAAGAGGATGGGCAGAGTTTTTTGTCTGTAAATTACGATACGACAGACGCTTTTATTAATACTGCCTTAAAGCTTAAAACATACAAGCAATTTGCAAATAAAGAAGCTGATGATATACTATCAGAAGCTATCTTAGCTGTACTTCAAGAAGGTTTAAAATATGTCGACGAAGAAGAATAATCC